CTCCATTACACCTACCGCAGTGCATCCCATATCTGGCAGAGGACGCATAGCAGGTACTAACTCTACCTCGTTTTTAACTAAAATCTCTGCAAAACTAACACCATAAACTTCAGCATTACGGTCTACTTCAGCCCAAACTTGAGGGATTTTGTCCTTCTTTAGGTCTTCATGTAGTTGACGCTGTGTAAGTTCTACATCAGATGGATCAGCATCCTGCTCGTTGTCTTGTAATTCAAAGAATTCACCACGACCAGTAGTAGCCTCAATGATTTCAGAGGTTTTATTCTCTACTGCCTGACGAATAGCAGGAGAAACAATCCTTGAACGCTCTGATTCACGAGTCTTATCCTCGTCAGACCAGATGCCGTAGTAAAGACGCTCGTACTCGTCCCACTTCTTCTCGTAGTTGACCTCTTTAAACTCACGCCAACGGTCGCAGTGTGAGGTAACAAAGGAGACTAGCTCCCGATCTGACTCACTTACTGGGTCTTCTTTGCTTTCGTTGTAGTTCTCAGCCATTAGATAGTCCTTTCAATTGGCTCTCTATAACGTAAATCATTTATGTCTACCACTTCGCCACGCATGTCTATGGGATTTCCCTTATTATCTGTTAATTGGGGGACTGTAACTCCATACTTTTTTGACATTGGGTCTTGTGCCAGAGTCTGTAAGAAGTTCTTTCCTACAGTTGAATCTTTAGTTGGAATATTTAAACCTGTTCTTTGATTAAATACTGTAGTTTTTTTATGATATTTAGGATCTGCATAGCGAAAAGATACATTTCGTGCTTCTGCTTCACCAGCTAGGCGCATATACTGGTTAAATGCGTTTTCTAGTTCTTTGTTAGTTGGTTGGGCAATATCCCTAAGAAACTGTTCTTTACTACCACCTTGAGAAAATTTTTCAAACTTTTGTACTGCATGTTGTGTTTCGTGTAGTAAGTCAGCAATTGCACCAATCCTGTCGCCATCAATCATTGAGGCGCTGTTTAGATTTAGGTCAATCTCGCCTGTCTTGAGGTTAAATCCACCAACTTCAGTCTCTTTACCTTTGTAGAAGTTAATTGGTGTGTCTGCTAGTTCAGGATAGAACTGAAAAAATCGATCATGCTTAATTAAATCACTGGCTAAGACTGCTTGATTTGGTTTTAACTCCTCAAAAGGAACCAGCAACTCAGCCTGTGAGTCATCAATCTCATACTTAACTTTACCGTTTTCATCAAACCAGAAACCAGTACGAGCTAGGATGTCATCATTACTTTGGCCTCGTTTAAACATATCAGAGGCTAGGTTTAGGTTTTCAGTTACTCGTGCCTGTTTTTCTGGGTCCAGTGTTGAAGTAAAAGTAACCAAACCTCTAGCGCCTCCAACAATCTCAGGCATCTCTAGTTTTGGTGGCTTTTCTTCAAATTCAAACAAGCCTCGCTTCATACCACGAGAAGCAGACTCCAGAATGTCGGCAGAGATTAAACCATCAAATAGTCTAGCAATCGCCATGTTAGTATCCTGAGATAGGGTCTAAAGCCTCGTACTCGTCTTCATCCATCATATCTGTAAACTCAGTGATGCCAATTTGATCGATGTAGGCTAGGGCATCAATCAAGTCATCATGCACCTGTGGGTTAGGAAAGTTAAGCAGTTGGTCTACAAACTGTTTATTCCAATCGCCTCTTACTAACTTAATCCTTCCATGCTCGAAGCGTCCCTGTAATGCCCAAACAATCCTGTCTGTCTTCTTCTTGTTGCCATGAGTCAGTTCTGTCACCGAGATGAAAAATGACTTCCTCTTCATCAAGTCTTGTAGGTACGGGAGTACGGCGTTCTTTGCCATTCCTCGCTCGATACCTACTAATCGAACATCGTAACTTCTTGCTGTTTCTAATATCTTGTTTGCGGTTTCTTTGATATCCCATCTTCCTGCTACAATCGTATCGACATACCAACCATCAAGACAGACCTTCACTACTGCAATTGCTGTTTCATCCAGATGCTTCTTCTTATTACTGGCTTGCTTGCTTACATCTTCAAAGCCAGCCAAATCAACAGCGATGTAATAAGAACCGTCATCAGGCAAATCATCAGAATCAACATACTTAATCCATTCGTCTTTGAAGAGGTCTGACTGGGCGGCTTCGAAAGAAGCAAGGTATTCCTGTCTAAAACTGAAGGAAGACATCGACTTCTTTGCTGCCTCAATCTCCTTCGGATCAAGTAGCGGATTATCAAACGAGGTAAAGTGAAAAGATGACCAATCCTCGTCTTCGCCTCTTTGAGCCATCTGGTACAGTTCATAGAAGTGATTGCGTCCCTTCGGTGTACCAATAAACAATGCTCCACCTTTTACATCACTTAGAGCAGGTCTAAGAATCTGCTCGAACACCTGTGGCTTCATGTCAGCATATTCGTCAATCACGACATACGCTAGACCCACACCACGCATTGTATCTGGACGATCGGAGCCTTTAAGGTAAATCTTCCTATCGTTTACAAGCGTAATAACTGCCGTATTCTCGTGAACAGACTTGATAACCTCGTGACCAAGCTCTTTAAGAACTGACCACATGATGTCTTTAGCTTGTTGAAATGTTGGAGCAACATAGAAGACATCCTTTTCTGTTGACTTTAATGCTTCAATGATGAGGGTCCAAGCAGCAAGGCGAGACTTTCCAAATCTTCGTCCTGCAGCAACCACTTTAAAACGGTGATTATCATTAAATACCTCTGTCTGCTTAGGATGTAGTTCAACTCTGAGGTTCGCCACTATCGGCCTCCTCGATGTCGATTACTTCATAATCAATCTGTTCGGTTTCCCTGGCAGCTATCTGTGGCGTACCAGTGGTAACAATCTGTACTTGGATAGCGTTGCTTCTGCCCTGTCCCTGCTTCTCAAAATGGGACACAGGTAACAGCCTATCCATACACATCTTGAGACAGGCCACCTGATCCTTGTCGGTATCATCCATAGCCTTGCGGAGTACAGTCTCAATAACCTTCTCTCCGCTGGTGCTCAATAGACGAGCATAAAATTCTTTAATTCTGGCAGCTTCGCCTGGGGGTCTTCCAACCACTCCACGGTTTTTCTTTGCTTCAATGTCTGCCTTGCGAGGTCTGCCACGCTTCCGTTTAGGAGGGGACACAGACACATCAGACAGAGGTTCAGTGTTAGACACCAAATTCTCCTCTACATAGTTTCTACATAGTGATGCAGTAGAGTGCATTAGTATGTAGCAGAATGTAGTCTACTAATCAGAGACTACTTAGAAAGTAAAAACAAATATTAATAATTATTCTTCTTAGAAGCTACTTAGTTTTTACATAGTTCCTTAAGAGTGCATTTATTATAGCATATTTTTTAGAAAAAGTCAAGTCTTTTGTGCTAAACAGTGGCTAAAGAGCACAGATTAACTCTTTCTTTTTCTTCTTAGACTGTGGATATCTTGTATACAAGTCTAACTTATTGATTTATAAGGCTTTTTCTATGGTGGGAATTCAGCCCTATTTTGCCCTATTTAGGACAGTTTTCCCACTATTTAATTCCTATTTTACCCTTTCTTGTGTGTAGGAGGTTACATAACGTCAGCCATGTTTGCGCCACCCCCTCCCCCGTGTCTCTAAAATACAACAAATAACCCTATAACGCAGTCTGGTATAGATCTTGCTATGCAAGAATCGTGCCAATAGGTTTAGGCTATCGTGTCCTGGGCAGTGATAGGAAGAGGCTATGATGCACCATATCAGTGCCACTACCCATGCACCAAAATGGTGCTACTGTATAAATATACATTAGGGTTTGTCCCTATTGCATGGTGCAGTGCAATAAGAGTAGTATTCAATCATCGGGAGGCAATAGGGCTAACCGAGTAACCCTGGAGGCATTAACATGTTTCAGTTTATCCGTAAAGCAGTGCAAGGAAAGAAAACCCTGCAGAATCGTGGCGGTAGATTCCTGACAGTGTATCTGGGCAATGGTAACTATAAAAACGGTAAGGTACTCAAAGCTGGGTATCTTCGGACTAAGGTGCAGCTAGCATCAGGCGGGGTAGAGCTAGTAAGCAATCGTAACATTGATTTAGTCGCTACAGATCACGACCTTATCAGGGTTTAACCTAGTTGACTGACTGGGGCAGATTAGATATAGTCTGCCCTGGTAAGTTAACTGGAGGTCGTATGTTATCGAAGACTAGTAAACTGGGCTGTTATTCTTGGTCGCTAGAGGCATTCGAGACATGTCACGGGGCTAAAAACCCTGATGGCAGTGTGGTTGATGCCTGTAAGGTTTGTTACGCCAGGGCTGGGTTTTATAAAATGCCTGACGCTATTGCACTGCGTCATAGGAATCGCCTAGACTGGAAAAGCCCTGACTGGGTTGACCGTATGGTCAAAGCACTGAAACGGCAAACCCATTTTAGGTGGTTTGACAGTGGCGACATTGT